CTTTATGCTGTTTTATCAGGTTGAAGAATGTCTCAATAATTGCTGACGCATATCCCTTTCCTTGGTTTTGAATATTGGGCGTGGCAATGGCGTCAAGATAAAATAACTTTTGTTTGGGAGCAAAACGATACTTGATGACCGAGAAGGGAGAGCGAAGCTCATACTTCCAAATACCATCACCAATCAATGGACCCTTGAAAATAACCGCATCACTTGGGTTTTGATTCTCTATCATTTCCCGAATTGCGGTGGGGACTTTTCGTTTATCCTTTTTTGGAGGAAGTTTGTAAAATTGGTGGTCGCTGATAGTTGTCGTGTAAACTAACTTTTTGGCCCATGATGGGGCAGCTTTATCGGGGTTGAAATAAAATAATGCCCCGCCAGTGATATCGGGCAACTTTCCTTGAGACGCACGGTCCACAATTTGGAAACATTTTTGAAAGTTTTTATTCTGCCGCCACACGTTGGCATCTTCCAACGCTCGGGCCACGGGGTTTGTGACACTGTTCCACGTGGAAAATTGCTTTGGAGCCAAAACGACTTTAACAGCGTTGGTGAATTCGCCTTTCGAGCGATTCATAATGACATTCATTACGGCCTGCATTCCTTCTTCACCTTGGTCGGCAGCTTCGCCCCAAACTGTTGCGGCTACGATATATGCATTTGTCAGGTTCATCACAGCGGGAGATTTGATTTCCGCTTTCTGAACAATGGCCGGTGGAGATGGTGGGAGGGAATCCATAGCCTCAAGAATATCCGATTTCTTGCGGCGAATCAACTTTATTATACGATAGATTGTCTGCCCTGCGTTTTTGAGAAAAGCTTGAAGTCCAAAGTGCAAAGGTGAGGGCCATTCACCCCATTCAACCCATTTTGAATTGTCGCTTTCCCAATTGAGACGTGGCGTAAACTCAAACGGGACTAAAACGACATAATTATGATACTGAAATCCTTCTTCGGGGTCTTCAAACGTCCAAAGATGACTCAATTTATACCTACCATCGTATCCCGTTTCCTCTTCGATTTCCCGAACGACAGCTTGTTTTGGGCTTTCACCTTCATCTACTTTTCCACCCCAAGTCCCCCAAGTGTGAGGCTCTATGACTCGGTTGCTACGGTGGGCCAACAGGATTCTTCCTGTATCTTTGGCTATAAAAATACATCCAGCCGCTCCAAGACCACTATCCCAATATTTATCACTATACTCATCTCCATTGAGTAAATCGTCATCGTCGTCTTCTTGGAAGTAAAGTTTGTATGTGAGCGGTTTCATTGATGATACGTAAATAAATATACGGCGACTTCGATACAATACCCTATATTTATAGAATGAAGAACTATGGCAATTTCAAGTCAAGCAGCAATTCGTTTCCCGGGCAGTGGCTCGGCGGTATCTGGCAGCACGGCATTCGGATTCTACGATACAGACCCTCTTTTCCAGAGAGATTGCTATAATGCTATGGTTTGGGCCGCTCGCCGCCTCGGCTATCCCACGGTCGCCATCGAACTTATTGACATACAATTTTACGCCGCCTTTGAGGAGGCGGTTAATGTTTACAACGGGAAAATCAATGAGTATAACATGATTAACAACATGCTTGTACTTCAAGGACAACCCATAAATGCTTCTCTAACAGGCCGTAGTGTTCAAGGTTCTGGATTGGCGCAAGTTATCAATCTCGCCAAAGATTATGGGTCGGAAATTGGAACTGGTGGTAAAGTTGATTGGAAAAAGGCTTCCATTAACTGTTATCCTATGGAACAGGATTATGATATACAAGCATTGATTGGCGATAAACTCGAAAACTGCGAACCAATTGAAATCAAACGTGTATTTCATTATCGCCCGCCAGCTTTCGCTCGTATCTATGACCCGTTCTCTATGACGGGTATGAGTTATTCTAACGTATTGCAGGAACTTGGCTTTGGTGCTTATTCTCCCGCTGTTCAATTTTTGATGACCCCAATTTTTGAAGATTTACTCCGTGGTCAAGCTATTCAGTTTAACGATTTGGTTCGAAAATCAGCTTATTCGTTTGAAATCCAAAACAACCGTCTTCGTATTATGCCAATCCCAACCACAAGTTTTAAGTTGTGGATTGAATACATTGTCATAAAAGACCGCACTCAAGGAGCCTTTTCTCCGTCTGGCCAAAGTGTGTCTTCGGACTTTGCCAATGTTCCTTACACAAACCACCCCTACATGACTATAAATGACCCGGGGAAACAGTGGATTCGTGATTATTTTCTCGCCAATTGCAAAGAAATCCTTGGAGCTATTCGCCAAAAACACCAAGTCATTCCTATTCCGGGGGGAGAAGTAACTCTCGATGGTGCCGAGCTTCGTGCAGAGGCACAAGAAACAAAGACCCGGCTGATTGATACTTTGAAGGAACAATTGGAGGCGGCTGGTAAATTCGCCCAAATGGAAAAACAAGCAGCATTTAATCAGGAAATGCAAGACACTCTTAAAGGTGTTCCACTTCTGATTTATGTAGGAGTTTGGATGTTTTGTTTGATGCTTATTGGTATATGACAATCATTGGACGAGTGTAAATATGATTTTCAGGTCAAAAAATATTACAACGACCGCCGAAAAGATGGAATAGCCAAAAAAAAACATGGCATACCTCTTTTTCGAATTCGTGAAAATGAATCTCCCGAAAAAATATTGGAATGCATTAAATGATTAAACTCAAACCATTATTGGAAATCGAAAACCATAATAAAGGGTTTAATCCTCCATTGGTTTGGAAAGATGTTGGAAAATTTTGTGTTGTGTATAAAGACGAAGATAGTCTTGTTAAAGGAACAAGATTATACGATACGTTCGATAAAGCCAAGGAAATAGTAGATTTAATCAATGACCCAAACGTTGTCGTGAAACAAATTGGGTTTCCAAACGGATAATAAATAAAGAACATATGAAACAAAAACTATTCGAAAATGTCGGGGGCAACCAGTTCAAACTGATTACCGAAAGTGTGGAGGAACCCAATCCAAAAGCCAAGCTTGTCCGTGAAGGTCTAAAAAAGGTGTTTGGCAACGGAATCAAGGAACTTTCCTACAAGTATCTTCAAGGAATCGGCCTTGGCTACATAAAACAGGTGGAAGAAGCCAAGAAGACTGCCCTCCAAGAAGCCAGAACATTGGCGAAGGAATACGGCTACATGGACCAAGAAGCGTCCCAAAAGTTTGTCAAAGAGAATGATTTCTCCAAACTCGACGCCCAAGACCCAATGTCTGCAATGGCAAAGATAAGTCCCGCCGAGATTGGACAACAAATCATTGCAATTGTTGATTCTCCCGGTATGGACCAAGCGATGGAGACCGAAAAGGGAAAACTTCGCCAATTGGCACAGAATCTAATTCAACAATAATATATGGAACTACCCGGTAGATATTTTTCGGAACGAGACATCTCCTTCATCAATGGCATCAATGACGAGCTATTGGGTGATATTATCCAAGTTCAGATTGTTTTTTTTAAAATGTGTGCTGACGCAACAAAAATCAACATGTATGGTGAAAGCGACCCTAAAGCTGGTAAGCAGTATTATCCCGGTATTGACCTCGTTTGTTTGGCTGAGAGAGCCGATATAGATACGACAACGGATGATTTTGGTCCAGAAAGGTCTCAGAATTCTGTATTCAAATTTATGGAAAAAGATTTACAGGCATTAAATTTCTTTCCACAGACGGGGGACTTAATTCATTTTAATGATCGTTATTATGAGTGCGACAATATAGTGCAGGAAGAATTCCTCGGAGGAATTCCGGAAAAATCATTTTCAATTATAGTTCATACTCATTATACAAGCCTTAGTAAAATTGATTTGGTCTCCCGATCATAATAATTTTGTCTCTAATATTTGGGGTATTGATTTCTTTTTTGTATATGGAATCCTAATAATTTCAATTTTGTTGCTTTTAGCATATTTTGTTTTGAGAGAATCGTGGAATCTTATTTTTTCAAAATCTCGTTTCGTTATTTTATGTTTTCGAATATATTTTCCTATTTTGAAGTGTTGTTCACCATCATATTCTATCAATGTATTTTTACAAGGAACAAAGAAGTCAAACCTTAATTTTCTGTGACTTATTGGACTAATACAATTCTCAAATGTTTTTTGTCTGATGTGATTGATTTTATGTATCGTCAACCACTTCTCAACTTCTTTTTCTCCATGTGATTCTGAACATTTTGGACATCCTTGTCCTTGACAATGGCTATTTGGAGATTGCAAAAATTTTCCATGTATTGGACAAATAATGATTCCGTTTTTCATACAACTAATATATTTGAATTCGGAATAATCATACTTCGGTCCATGAGTTTTTCGAGCAACCTTAACAAAATGACAAATAGATTTTCGTTTAGTGTTTCCTCTTCGTTCATCATAACAAGATTGACACCCGTGCCCACCCATATGGTCATGGGGAGTTTGAAAGAAATTACCATGCCGTTTACAAATAATCAATACTTTGGAATTATTATTTTTATATTTGGAGTGAGAATAATCATATTTTTCACCATGAATTTTGTTAGATTTTTCTATAAAATTTTCTATAGAAAAGGTTATGGTTTCCATTTTACATTGAGGACAACCAAATCCTTGAAGATGACTTGCTGCTTCTTGTTGAAATCCTCCATGTTTATAACACCCTATTCGAACTTTATTCCGAGAACAAATATAAACAGATTTTGAGTAATCATACTTGTCCCCATGAACCGCCCTCGCTTTTTGTATGAATTCTTCAATTGTTAACTTTTTTGCCATAATATTTCTCCATTCGTTTTTTCTTACACAGTTCTACATTTCTCCAATAGTATTCCTTGGCCCATCGTCGTTGGGCTGCTATTCGCTCGTCATTTGTTTTATACAACATTTTTCTTGGCATAATTTATCCTTTCACGTAAGTATAGAACTAAATACTAAAAACATCAAGTTATTTTAAGATACGTTGACCGACCCTATATTTATAGATATAACATTATGTCATGGCATGGAGACCCAACAAATCCCGTAAAAAATCCCATTCAGGAACCGATTGAGCGTTCCGAGAAGTTGATTGATGTAAATCGGGCCGAACAGACCCGTAGAGATACAGACACACAGAAGAACTTCACTATTACCCTCGAAGACGTTGATAACGCCATTCTTGGGCAACTCG